TTAGGTGTAATGTAATCACACTCATCTAATATAACCACCTTCATATCTTTAAATCCGATAGTGGAAGCGAATCCACGAACCTTATTACGGACTGTATCTACACTATTTTCATCAGAAGCGTTTATATACATATGGTCACATTCTATATTATTAACCAATAGTTTAGCCAATGTAGTTTTACCTGTTCCAGCTCTACCATACAATAGTAGATGAGGTAAATCCCCACTCTTTAAATAAACTGCTATCTTTTTCTTTAAGTGATCATTACCTATGTAAGAATCTAATTCATTCGGGCGATACTTCTCAACCCAAAGTGTATTGTTTACTGTTTCCATTTATCGTCCTCAACCTCTACTTTTCTTATTTCAATATCGTGTTTATAGTTTTTAGGATACTTCATTTGTGGATGTTTCATCACGCTATGAAATTTCCTATTCTCTTTTTTGTTACCTAAGAAGTATATGTATCTATGTTTGCTAGCTTCCTTCTTCAACCAAAATGTATGACCTATAGCCTTCTTCATCTTTTCAGGTGCAGCTGAACCGAACTTTGAATACACACTACGACTATGCATCCACTCTCCATCTTCTGTAAGTCTGAGAGAGTATGTTGGTGCTAGCTGAAAATCACCACAACCTTGGTATATCCAATTTGTAGCTTGATAGATAGCACCGTCATGTGATTGTTCAGGATCAGCATATGATATCAGAACCTTAATGCTTTTAGCATTCTCTTTCATCCATTTGAATGTAAGACCTAATGCCAAAGACTCAATGTTCTTACCATAACCATCAAATATAAAGAGTCTCGTAAGTTCTAATATGTTTCTATTCTCTAAGATTTCTTCTGAGAAGATAGAACCTAAAACTCTTCTACCAACAGGAAACCCATAACAAGCGACTCCAATTAATTTCTCTTCAGGTTCCGCAAAGAATTTATGTTCATTATCGGTTTGATAAAAAATTCCAAGCGGATACCTACAAGAAGAAAGCCTACCACTATAGTGGTTTTTCTCTATTATATCACGAGCCAATGGTTTATATATTGGACGAACAGAAACTCTAGACTTATCTACATACTCTTCCATTATACGTCTTGTTCAGCAACCAAATAGTAAGTAGCATCGTATTCATCAATCTTAAAATTGATACGAGCCAATCCGCCAGAACTAACCTCTAATGTTGCACTTTCACATTCTTTATTAGCAACCAAAACATCTCTGAATAGGTTAGCATTGAAAGAAACATAATCAATTTTATCATAAGATTCTGTTTCTACAGGAAGTGTAACACGATTGGTATTAATTTCTGCATAACCAATTACAACTTTAACGCCATCATCATCAGTTAATACTGTAAAATTATCAGTATCAGCTAGAGCACCTTTACCGGCAACAAACTTTGACATAAAAGATCTATCAACCTTAATCTTTACTTCAAATTCAGGTATTTGTTTTAGTTTTGGTGGAGTATTTATAACTGATAAATCAGAAAGCATATAGTTTACATCTGATGCACTATCTGATATCTTTAGAGAAACAACTTTATCTCCAGCCTTTGTTAAGTCCATTGAGATATTTTCAGACATAACTGAAAGTAGCTTTACTAATTGTTCTGTATTGTAAACACCTAACTCAGCTGAGTCAAATTTCCAATCTGTCATTGTTAGTTCACCAAGCAAATTCTTATCGCCTGTGATAAAACGTGTAGTTAATTTATCTCCATCACTTTTAAGCACAACTGACGAGCAGTTCCCACCTAAATAGTATTTGTCAATAAACCTATTTAATGAATGTTTATTCATATAACCATTCTCCTTATGTTAAGTAGTATATACATATATATCTACGATTATTCTCAAAATCAAAAAAATCTTTCCATTGATGTTTTTTTATTTACCGGCTCATCCCATTTTAGAGTTTCATAAAACATCATAATTTTTTTCTCTAACATCTGAGCATACATCTTTTTATAATCAATATGCTTTTTAATAAAATCTATTATTTGTGGTGGATCTTCATAACCTTTATACCCACAAGAATCCAATCCCAATTCATTTTGTCTAAGATAAACCCATCTTATCTTTTCTGATGAAGTTATCTTTTCATACCTTTTAGTCAATCCAAAATAACTAATCAAATCATTATAGGTTATAGCAGCTTTAACGTGCGCAGGCGAACCCTTAGCAAAATTTGTAAACTTACCCTTCTTACCATCTGAATACTTCTTTAGATTTTTTACACCTGTCGGCATAGCTATCCTATCAAAGTTTAATAGTTTCATAGACTCTTTAAAGTTTATAATCCTCTCATCTATCTTATCCTTTGGAACAGTAGCCAGAATATCTTCCAATACACTTTTCAACAACTCGCCCATAGCCTTTGGAAAGTTACTGCGAACTAAGTCCAAACCTTTTACATGCAGTTTGTTTACCTTTACTCCATTGTCATTGATAATCTTCATACCATATCTTTTCTTCACAATGAACAAACCTGATTTAGCTATCAACTCCTGCTTTATTTCAAATCTGTGAATGTCTAAGTTTAGAAATCTCTTAGCAAAGTAATCGTATGATTTGTTTAGAAATGCTTGCATTTCATCAGCAACATCTAATATCCTCTTACTCATCATAGTCTCACTATCGAAGTCCATAGTAGGAAATCTCTTCTTAACTAACGGAAGCGCTGAATAGAATACTGAATCTGTATCGATATAGATACAATAGTCCTTATCATCTCCAAGCTCTTTGTTGTAAAAATGATTACCTAGCTTTTTGGTAAATTTAATTAGTTCTTGACCTGTAAGTGTTGTAGCCTCAGCATTATCTAAGTCATAGAAACGAAATACAGGTAAACCCAATACACCATAGAGAGAGTTTAGCACCACCTTCTGAATCAACTGGCGACTTTTGAAATATGTATATTTTTCATTATCACCAGCATCACCAAACTTCTTCATCAACTTTCTATACTCCACACGAGTATCAAACCACTTCTCTAATAGGGCTGGAATCAATCCTTTCTTATCACTACGATATAGAACACCATTAGAAGATACTGAAACTTTGTTATTCTCAAAGAAATCTTTTAGTTCTGTTTCTGTAAGTTTACCCATCTCTTTTTCGCCTGATATAAGAGTGTAGGTTTTTTTCGTTCCTCTCATAAACTCTTCTGCATCCCATCCATTCAACTTACCCATCTTAGTTTCAGGTGATATATTTAAAGACATAATAACAGATGGATACATAGATGTAATATCTAAATCAAATACCCAATCATGCTTTCCTCTTTGTGGCGGCTGAACATAAGCACCAATAAACTTTTCATCACTATCCATTTTTGGTCTTGTTGGTTTGTTTGGTGCAACTATACCTAAGTTTTTTAGATAAACTAAAATAGCACCTTCTAAGTATCGAGAAGAAAAGAATACATCCTCATAAGGAACATGACCTACATGACATACACCTCTAGCCATATCGATAAAGTCTAATTTGTCATGCATTCTCTTTACCAACCTGACATCATGAATGTTATATTCTATGTATTTGTTTAAATCATTTTCATATAAATCTGTCAATGTTCCGCTATATTCTATCTTATTCTCACCTAATTCAAATTCAGCAACAGCATCTAATCTGTAAGATGATAGCTGAGTGTAAGTAAATAGCTTATATAAACCTAAGTAATCTAAACAACTAACACCAGCGAATAGATATCTACCTCTATGTTTATTCCAATGAACCTCTTGAATCGGAGACAGCATATCAGCAACATTACTACCAACAACTTTACAAGCTCTATTATATAGGTAAGGCATATCAAATGAATCCATATTCCAACCGGTTAATATAGTTGGTTTAATCTGTAAATACGTTTGGAAGAATGATTGAAGTAAGCTGAATTCATCATCAAACCTTTTTATAACTATATTATCCTTTGATTCTAATGTCAATCGGCTTTTTTCATCTAAAGCAAAAGCATAGTATATGTCATCCTTTGAATCATGTATAGCTATAGATGTAATTTTATTTTTAGCTTCCGATGGTTCTGGAAATCCTTCTGTAACTTCAACCTCAATATCAATCATCATAATACGATGATTTTTTGATAGTTCTTCCGACTCTGTATATTGGTCAACCAAAACTCTCGTTTCAGGCGGAACGTCTGATTCAAATAAATTCGGAGTCTCATTATCAAACTTAAAAACTTTTCTTAACTTGTCTCCATATAAAGATATATGAGTTCCAGCTCTATCTCTTACATATGCATATCTTTTATAAGGAAGTGTATAATACCCAAGCTCATCATCCCAAATATGAACCTTTGCTTTCTTTCTGTCGTAATAAATGTTTTGGTATATAACTAACTCCGATTGTTATAGGATATAAAATCCTCATTTTCTATGTTTAAATATACAACTAAAACCCTATACAAGTCAAGGGTTTTTTGATAAAAGGGGGCTATATTTCAAGCCCCCAAATCACCATTTTAGAAATTGACAGATAGTCCTAAGTTAAAGTTTCTTGGTGTTCCAAGAAATACTTCAGCGTTATGAGCAGCGTGAACTTTGTCACCATACCCATTATACTTACTATTGTCAACCGCATCTTGAACATATACTTCATCAAGAGCGTTAAATACATGACCACTAACTGTCATGTTTAAACCAGCAAATTCTGGTAGTTTGTAAGATAGATGGAAATCTAACTTGCCGTAGGATGGAGTTTTCCATACTTGAGCTCTGTCAGCATCACCACTAACCTCACGAGAATCAGGACTCCAATCAGCATAGTGATTGTCATACCATCTGTAAAGACCTTGGACATTTAGACCTTTGATTGGTTTGATAGTTAATCCACCGACATATGCTGTCTGTGGCATATCACCAACTTTTAAGTCTTTAAGAGCATATTCATACTCTGTAGAAGTTTGTCCAATGACTTGATTATCATCATTATATTCTAACTCTGTATAATCACCATTAGCATCTCCACCGAAATACCAATTACCAGCACTAATAGCAACATCTAATGATACCATTTCGTGAAGAGCAACTTTAGTTTCGATTTCAAAACCACTATGGCTTTGATTTACACCAGTTAGATAAATGATGTCTGTGTCGCCAGAGTCACCTTGACCTGTTTGAACAGATTTAGTAAGGTTTCTATCTTTCCATTGAGTGTTGTAGTAACTACCTTTGATAGCAACTAACTCACTTTTATACTCTCCACCTATTTCGTTAGAAATAAATTTCTCGTTATCTGGATTTTGTGAAACATTACCATCATTATCAATTACATTGTCTAAGATTGGTGGTTTCTCAACATAACCAATGTTAGCAAATGCTGATAGTCTATCATCAAGGTTATATCTACCACCACCTTTCACTTGGAAAGTAGTAATAGCATCAGCCTTAACAACTTCTTTATCAACTGAGAAATGGTCTTGGTAAGTATATCCAATAGTGGATATTCCACCCATACCATATAAGTTGAACTTAGCGATGTCATACTTACCTTGTAGAAAAGCACCGAACCAATCAACTGTGGTTTCGTTGTGGTAAGCGATAATATCACCTAACCCAACTTTCTTACCATCAGGAGCATTGTCATCAGCAAAATCTACATAGTAGTCTCCACCAAGTAAATCACGAACTTCTCTAGCATGTTCTATTCCAGCGCTTCGCCAATCAATACCAACTTGAACCTCTAAGTCATCACTAACTTCATAGTTTAACTTAGAAATTAATCCAAGAGTGTTTTGACGATTGATTGAGTTACGAAGAATACCTGTTGAACGGTTTTCATCAGCTGAAAACTCTTCATCTATGTTATCAGAGTTCTGAGCAATCTCAGCATTCCAATCCCATATCCAAGGTGAACTTGCATACCAAGAGTTTCCTTCAATAGCAGGAGCTCTTGAAACACTACCATAAGTTCCAGTTCCACCACCTGAACCACCACTCCAATAAGCAACGGAACTTAGTCTAACTTGTTCATTTACATCATAGAAATGATTTAAGTTAACTAACGGTTTGTGAAAAAAGTTCTCTCTTTCATTTAAGAAATCAGAACTATGTCTATCCTGTGTTTTATCACCATACATATAAAAGTATTGTTTACCTTTATAAGAAGGATCAACAGGAGCCCAATTCTGATTGTAGAACCTACCAGCTTCAGTTTCAAACTTCTCACCAGCTACATAAGCAGAATCATTATACCCGTCAATACTTCCAGCTAACTCTTGTGAGTAGGTAGCAATATTTTGTTTGTATAAGTTCTGTCCGTGTCTTTGGGGAGCGCCGATACCATATAGTTCGACTCTTTGTTTGTCACTTATGGCGTAACTAGCACCAGCATAGTAAGCCCAAGCATCTGTCCAAGTTCCATCGATAAGACCTTCACCAGTTTTACGAACTATCGTTCCACTAAGTGCTAGTTTGTCAGCGATTAAACCTGAATTATAGTTTAAAGTAGTTTTTAGAAAACCACCAGCTCCAGCTTCTTGTTTAAACTTACCACCTTTCTCCATAGCAGCAGGATCGGTAATAATGTTCATAGTTCCACCAATAGATGGTGTAGCAAGATTTACAGCTGATAGACCTCTTTGCATCTGAATGGAAGAAGTAGCATCACCTACCCCATCCCAATTAGACCAATAAACCCATCCATTCTCCATATCGTTTTGGGGAACACCGTTTATCATAACTGCCACATTTCTTTGGTTGAAACCTCTTACGTTGATACGAGCATCACCCGCACCACCACCTTGACCAGTTGCATATACACTAGGAGTAGTATTAAGAATCATTGGAATGTCTTGTGAACCAAGACGAACTTCCATTTCAGCTTTATTTATCGTAGTGTAAGCTACAGGTGTAGTTTCATCAGCCCTAGAAGCAAGAACTTCTAATGCTGACATTGATACCGCATCAACTTTAAGTGTAAAGTCAACAACAGCATCATCTTCTCCAACGACTACACTTATAGTCTTTGAAGAATAACCAATAAAAGAAGCAGTAATATCGTATGTTCCAGCAGGCACATCTTTGATAAGATAACTACCTTCGCCGTTTGAAACTGAACCAAGTTCTGTTCCTACTACTACGACATTAGCTCCTTGAAGTGGTTTTTCACCACCTACGACTCCTGAAATAGATTGAGCAAACAATCCTGTCATCATCATAAGTAGTGTTACTAGATTACGTTTGTTTTTCATAAAACGATCTCCATGTTTGTTATTGTTAAGACGCATTTTTTCACAGGTGCGTCAGCTGCCTGTCCGCTTTTGTTAAGTTTAATTTGCATATTCCTGGTCATCATTGTCGCCTGTTTGAGGAATTATCTCACACGAATCATTGTTACAGAATTTATCTACTTCTGCTTCTTCGTTTTTGATTACACCAAAAGATAACTTACCTAACTTCTTAACTTCTTTATGGTAAGTTTCTTCTTCAATAGCTTCATATGGCATTTGTTGATAAGCACCATAGTCATGCCTCGGTAATAAACTAATACCTTTCAAATGATATTGATAGTAGTTTAGAGCAGGAGCAATTTGACTCTTTTCTGTTTCAGGATCAAATGTAACTGTGCAACTGACTTGGTTATCAGCCCAATGTCTTTGTAAGAAAGCAGCTAAACTGAATTGTTCCCAAATCGAAAGTTCAGCTGCTGTTCTTATCCCCTCACCAACATCAACCGGCACCTCAACAACCATCGTTGTATCTTCTGAACCAAAGGCTGGTTCTAATTTATAATTAGCCTTCTTCAATGGTTCTAATAATTCTGAATGTTTTGATAACCTCATTCTTCTTATATAAAATCTACTTTCGGGATAATGTAAACCCGGAGTAGCACCAGCTAATAGTGATACCGTTCCACTTGGTTTAACCGAAGTAGTTTTGATAGAGTTAGGAACAGCAAACCAATCTGAATACATATCATCCCATTGTTGGATTACATCATATCCACTGTTCAGCCAAGTCTTTAATTCATCTAATCCTCTGTTAGTAATGAACTGAGCAACACCACTTACTGAACATCCTATTCTTCTGTTTCTCAACATAACTCTATTGGTATCACTCCAATGAGTTCTACCTAATGTTACTGTTTTAGCATACAGATAAGCATATTTTAACGTTCTTTGATAATCTTCTAATGAATCGTGATTATCAGGAAATGTTTCAACTAAACAACATAGTTCGTATGATTCTAATGATTGTTCTAAACAAGGATTACCACCCATAACTCTATGGTCTTTGTTATCCCCACCATTTTTCATACGAGAGTATTGTCTCATATTATCCAACCATGCAAATCCAGGCTCGCCATTATCACCAATTCGTTCGGCAGCGGCAGTATAATCCATACCCAATTCTGCGAATATACTATTATTAGATGTCCATCCATATTGTTCTCTATGTGGATTTACTTTGTAATTTTTTAAATCTAAATACTCTTCTGAGTGGGGATCACCGAATACGATTTCTGCTGTTCTTCTAACATTACCAGCTACAACACACTTACCAATTAGATTCATTATGTCTACGATTGTTGTGATTGTAATTGGTTCTCCGCTATTCTTTTCTAATACTTCTCTTATACTCTCATGCACTTCTGCAAGAGGTTCGTGTCCACTGCTGACTCCACCAAAACCTGTTATAGGTTCTCCTGCCTTTCTGACTTTACTATAGTCAAATTTTACAGAAGCAGTTCCGTGAAAATAACTTTCTAACAGAACCTTTAGTGATTCAACCCAACCCTCTCTATCATCAGGCACTTCAAATATAGTAATATCTCTATCTTTATTTACACCTTTAACTACTATCTCACCAGCACCTTTTGTATCAAACCCAACGCCAACACCTAACATACTAGCATCCATAAGGAAACAGAATGGTTTAGCATAATCTTCTTTTATTGTTTTAGTTGATACAAATGCACAATTGTTTAGGGCAGCGTATAAGCCTCGTTCTTCGGTTATGGCTGTTCCCATAGCCCAAAGTCCACGACCAGGTGGCAAGAACTTCATATTGAAGATACGCTCATACATCTCTTGTGCTGATTTTTGAGCTTGCCACGGATTCCACCCTAATTGATGTCCATCAATGTGATTTTTTTGCATAGAGTATGTTCCCTCTACGACTCTTCTTACAGTTTCCCACCATCTTTCATTTTTTCCATCTTCTTTGATTCTTGAGTAGGTTCTCATATAAACCAATTCACCCAAACCATTAAAACCAAACGGAGCTTTTTTTCTTTTGTATTTATTTATAAATGTATCCGTTAATGTAAATTTTTCCATAGTTTTTCCCTTATCTTATTATTTTTTTTTATCTTCCACTATATTAAATATAATATATACAAGATCTTATTTACTCAAATCCGCCCATATCATTATATTTCTGAGATAAAGTTTTTCGCAGATATTCTTCTGAGTTATCCATCTTGCCTTGAGCTACTTTACCACTAACAGTAGAAGCCTCATGCACTTGTATCAAACCTGTATTTGTATTAATGTTAGCTGGAAATGTAATTCCATCTACACCAAACCTATTTTTAATTACGTGAAACCTACCTGTATTTGCAATCTTATCTTCTACTTTACGACTTACAGACATAACAAAGTCAGCAGTCATTACCTTAGAATAATCCTCTGATACTTTACTAGCATCAATCACTTCTTCTTCCAATGAACTACGATTAGCCTGTGATGCTGTCCATACTGGAATATTAAACTCACCAGCCATACCACGAAGATTTTCATATGTCTCACCAGTAGCATGCCTCTTCTCTTTATAGAATGTAGTTGGTTTTAGAATATCAGCATAATCAACTATAACAACATCAGGTTTGATTTCCTGTATTTCCATCTGTTTTAGATGAGCAGCCAAAGTATTTACTGAAGCAGCACGAGTAGGATAATATTTAATTATTAATTTGCCTGTTAATCCATCTATGACTTTTTGAACATCATCTTGATAGAATTTAATATTAGAAGTTGTGACTCCGCTAAATACTGTATCATATCTTAAACCGACATAACTCTCATTTAATTCTAAAGTGTAATGAACAACAGTTTTACCCTGCCTTACCAAATGAGCACCTAATGATTGTAGACACCAACTCTTACCGATACCAGCAGGAGCAACCAAAACACCTAATTCACCACCTGCCAATCCGCCATCCATCACATCTGTTACAGCATCCCACGGAGTTGGCATAGTTTCCCTCACGGATTCATTTAACCTAGCATCTAATGATATGATATAATCGTGACCTAAATCTCTTTCGCTACCAGCCTTCATAGCTTCATCAATTTTGACTTTTATCTCATCATAGTTCTTCTGTTCTAACAAATCTATTGATTCTATGATAGCGCCTTTAAGAACCTGATTCTTACAGAAACCTAAAGTCTCCTGCTTTACAAATTCTAAATCAGTAGCCTCTATATTTCTCCAAGCTTCTTTTAGATTGTCTATAACAGAAACCTTTAAGATATCATCATCCATCTGATTAATTTTTATCTTCAACACTTCTAATGTAGGAGCCTTTCTAAACTCATAAAAGTATTTGCTAATTCTTTTAGTCAACCATTTGTTAGCATCTGAGTCAAAGAATTTAGGTTCTAATATATCGCTAATTGTTTGTATGAATTTATTGTCCGTTAGTAAAGATGATATTATCTTTGATTGAAATGTCGGACCAAATTGATTAAAATTTTCACTCGCCATATAATTCTTTCATTTTCTTTTCTTTAATTTCCATTTGTTTTTTCTTACGATAGCGTTCCCTAGCCTTTGCTTGTAGAACTGCTCTGTTCTTATGGTAGTATTCCATAGACCACCTTCTCTGTGCAGCTTTTCTATCTGCCTCAGAACTATACTTTCTCTTTCTTCCCATACGTTCCCTCAGCCATTTGATTCAACTTAGCAAAACATTGAACTAACCAACTCTCCATATTTGGAAGTGTAGCAAATAATCTATCCTCTATGAATTTCTTCTGAAATTGCATTTTATTTAGTCTATTTATAGGTTCTCTGATTTTATCTAAGATTTTAGTTTTAGCAGAAGTGCTGATATCTACCTCTTCTAGTTGCATCAACCGGTAATTTCTTCTTAATATTTCTTCATTTTCTTTAAGCTTTTCATCTTCTTTAATAATGTCATCTATATTAAGTATCTTATCTTCGAGTAAAAGTGGAATCTTTTTTTGAATAGTTTTCAATCCCCATCCACGAACTCCATTTATGTTATCAGACTTGTCTCCATCTATAGATCTATAGACAGCAAAATTATGTGATGGTATTCCATAGTCCTCTAAAACTTTAGGAGGATCATACATCTTTTTCTTTGTAGGAGACCAAACCGATACTCTATGATTTACTAATTGAAGAAAGTCTTTATCTGTAGACATTAGAACTATCTTTGATGTTTTTAGAATTTGCTTAGTTACATAAGCCATCGTATCATCAGCTTCAATATTCTCAATAGTTATTGTAGTGACAGGCAAATAATCTAAGTAATCAATGACTCTTGTTAATTGCATAATCATTGATTCGTGCTCATCTTCTTTGTTATTAAAATCATAAGAACGAT